TCATGATGATGTTCCCGCAGTGTTCCTCGAAAACCGCGTTATTAGCGGCGCTACGGTTCATCACTGGGGAAACATGGGTCAGAATATCGCCGATGTAGCCAATTTCCTATGCAATAATAATACGCCTACCTCGGCGCACTTTATTCTTCAGGAAGATCAGGTTCTCTGTATCGTTACCCCGGAAGATGCCGCTTGGCACGCCGGTAATGCTCACGGCAATGCTATTACCGTCGGTATTGAGTGCCGACCGGAAATGACCCCCGGCGATCTTCTTACTCTTGAATCTCTTCTTCGCTGGCTCGAAGCCACATATGGAGAGATTCTTATCTATAAGCACATGGATTGGGTCGCTACCGCGTGCCCCGGCCTTTATGCTTCCAAGATTGACGAGATTGTAGAGCGCGTTAATAACGTCACTCTCGCCCCCGCCCCTGTGGTTAACCCTCCGGAAGATCACGTTACGTCTGAACAGCATGGCGGCTGTTGCTGCTGTGTTCACTGCTAATTAGGAGAGATATTTAATGTTTGAATTCGTTGGGTCAACCCTTATCCCCTCGGAAGTCTTGGAATGTGACGCTCAGGTAAATGCGGCATATCCCAATCTTCGTGTTGCTTACCAGCCCACGGAAAACAGGGCAGAGCATAGTGCTGATAAGCCCTTTGCTCTGGTAGATCAGCTTGGCGGATTCGTCATTAAAGAGCTTTCTGAGGAAATGGCGCGTAACACGCCTTTCCTTATGCGGTGGCTGTGGGAGAATGACTCTGCTCGTCACGGTGAAAAGAAGCTTTACCAGAACATGCTTGATGCTCAGGCAAAGAAAGAGCAGGCTCGTAAGCAGGAAGAGCGGGACCACCTTATGGAGCGGGCTGAAGTAGCTCACGCTATTGCTTCCAGCCCGCTCCATACCTACCGTATTAACGGTCGTAAACTTGGGGCAGACAATGAGTTCCCCTCTATTGGTATCGGATAACACATGCCTATTGAACGCTATACACGAACCGTTACTGATATCATCACTTCGGTCAAACGCCAGTTCGGTGACGAGTCTGGCGTTCAGATCAATGATGCTGATATCATCCGTTGGGTTAATGACGGCCAGCGGGAAATTGTAGATCAGAATACCACTGTAAATCAGCGGTTGGCTAAGACCGATGTTATTGCTAATCAAAGCAATTACCCTCTCGCCGCTGACCCTAATCTGTCTAATATTTCCCGTATTACGTCTGTTCGATTCAACGATTCTATGCTCCGGCCTATCACGGTTCAGGAAGCAGAGAACTTTGTTCTCGGGGATGGAAATACCGGTGATCCCGTAGCTTGGTACGAAGAAGAGGGAAACCTCGTTCTCTACCCTGTACCGTCTACGGGATACCCGCTTGGGCTTACCTTTCGGTTTACCGCTCTGCCTACTAAGGTAGTCGCTAATACCGATGCCCTTACTATTCCCGATAGCTACTACTCCGCTCTGGTTCAATACTGTCTTGGACAGGCATATGAACTTGATGAGAACGCGCAAATGGCGCAAATGAAGCAGACTCAGTTTGAGAAAACGTTGGGAATTCATTCCAACCGAACTGTCACACAAAACTCTGACTTCCCAACTATCCGACTAGACCTAGAGGACTCATATTAATGTCTGGTAAACCAGTCCTTATCGGCCCCTTTACGGGGGGTCTTAACAATGTCTCCCAAGCCGGTGAGGCTGGGGATAACCAAGTCGTTGATTTGGTTAACTTCGAGGTTGGCCTCGATAGTGCTCTCACTTCGAGGCCGCCTATGCAGGTAGTGCCCAATAGTACTCTTCCCACAGATAGTTCCGTGGTAGGCTGGAAGGTTATGGGTATTTACCGCGTATCAACGTCAGAATGGTACGTTATCGCCCAGAAATGGACGGGTACTAACTGGTCCCTCGGCTATATGTTAAGTGGCGACCCCTCTTCTTTCGTGCAGATTAAACTGCTCTCGGGAGATAATAACAAGGTCACTGGATACGCACAGGTTCAGGATATGGCCTACTTCTCTGTGGGAACCGCCGCTACTATCCAAGGCTTCAAATGGCGTAAATCAGATAGTACGCTGGCGGACTTTACGATTACGGGAGCCGGTACTGTAAAGGGCGATATCCTTATCGCCTATAAATCACGTCTCTGGATTGCAGGGACGGGAGATGCGGCTACCGGCTCCCGCGTAATGTTCTCCACGATTGATAGCTCGGGTTCGCCTAAGCTGGATACGTGGACTACAGCAACGGACTTCTTTGACGTTGCTCCGGGTGAAGGTGGCTTTATCACCGCTATGTTGCCCCTTAACAACTCTATCTTGATCTTTAAGAATGATGGAACGTGGCGGTTCTCTTATCCCGGTAGCCCCTCTAAGGGTCAGCAGGATAAGGTCAGCGGTTATATCGGTGCCGCGAATCAATACTGTGTCGTGGACTTTGAGAATTACGTCTATGTGTATTCTCAGGGCCGCGTTTATGAACTTATCAACAATATCTATAATCAGATCAACCGAACGGTGAAGTTTAATCTTGACCCGAATGGGGTGGATTCAGTTGCACCGGACGTATCTCTCTCTGTCGTTACACGGCGCTTGGTGTTTAGGTACTATAACACCATCTACAGCTATTTCATCGATACAAAGTCGTGGTCCCAATGGAGAAGTACAGTTGGAACTCCCGGTCGATTTTACCAGCTTCCAGCCGATACCTCATCTGCTAACCAAAGTACCTATATCGCCGCAGGAGCCGGTTCAACGCTAACCGCCGGAGGAAATACGCCGGATATACTTATCACCATCTGTGATAAGTATGAAGCTACCCCTGTGGAGACTATCACTTGTACGATGAGGACAAAGAGTTATGACTACCAGACTCCTTCATCCTTTAAGCGACTGTTCTGGTGGGGTGCTGATGTCAAAACAACCCGGAGTGTTGCGGCTAAGGCTATTCCGATCGCTAAACAGCTTCCTATTTCATGGGGCCAGCTGTCTGCGTATACCCATACCCAGCTATCCGCAGGTACGTGGGGTAGTCCGCTAAGCTTCTTGAACACATCCCTTACTATTCTGGATACCGCAGATGTAACCAATGCTCTCACTGATAATGGCCGCCTCTTTATCAAGATTCTAAAGTCGCTACGCTTTCGTCAGATCGCCTATGAACTGACATTGACGACTACCGGAGACGTAGCAACAGGACCTTGTAAAGTATTCTCTATCACTTCCTATGTTCTGCCCAAGGAAAATGCGGTAGCGAAGGTAAGCTAGGAATTGACTAAAGAATTAGAGGTAAATTACTATGGGAGTTGGACCTAATAGCTACATTGATCGCTATAACCAATCGATCGGTAAACTAGGTACTAACCTCGGGCTTAGCCCTCAGCCGAATGCCAATATGGCGACTAACTATTCGGCTAACAATGACTTTGCTGTGGGAAGCCGAATCTACAACGGTTCGTCCAATAGCCCGCATGCAGGGTCGGGAGGCATAGACACTTCTGGATATGCTACAAGAGATAACGAAAACAACACTCGTAGGCAAATGCTAGTGCAGATGCTCAATAAGCCGAACGGAATGAATTAATGGCTATGAATCCCGGCCTTGCCGCTTTTATCGCAAAGAAAAAGGGTGGAAAGACTGACCCGAATAACGACGGCGACGGCATGAAAGAGAAGGATGAAACTCCTGCTCAGAAGAAAGCCGAAGCCAAGAACGGGGGCAAGCCCACCGCTGATATGGTCCGCAGTGCTAAGCTGAAGCAAATCGCAGGAGGTAAATAGTGGGACTATTCGATTCACTCGGATCAAGTTTTGGAAGTGCCCCTCAGTATAATCCCCCGCCTAAGATTGCGGCTCCTATTCAGGCACCCGCCACCGCACCTGTAAGATATGACTCTCCACAGATATTCTCTACCCCCAGCCCAATATATCAGGCCCCCACTTCCAATTATGGCGGTGGGGGGTCTGTGGGAGGGGGTACGGGTCTTTATCAGCCGGGTGACGTTACTTCTTCTCCGGCAGCGCCGCCTAAGCCGGACTATACCTCCGCTGACTATCTCAATGGTGGGCACGATAGCGAGCTTGATGGGACCTTCCGCGATCAAGCCGCTATGTATGCTTCCAAGCTTAAGAAGTATGTAGCCGATTATGAAGCTCAGGCCGGTAAGAAAGCATATGGAGTACAGGGTGATGGTCTTAAGTCGGCTAATCTTAGCGATCTTTTGTCGGGCGGCTCTATGGGCGTTGATTATAATAATGCTCGCGACGGTATTCAGCGCAATAGAGACTTGGGACTTCGAGGCGTTACCGAAGATTTTGCTAATCGCGGTATGGTTAACTCTGGCCTTTACAGCCAAGACTTTAACAAGAGTCGTACTCAGTACGATCTTCAGGGGCAGAATCTAGATCAGGGAGTCCGTAATCAGTTGCAGACTCTCGACTTCAACCGTGGCAATGCTGAGACTGATAATAAGGCTAATATTGCCGCCGCTCGACGGGATGCTCTTAATAGACTTTCACAGTCTCAAACCCTGTAAGGAGGGATTCAATGACAAACTATAACGACACCCCTGCTTATATGGGTGGCGCTTCTGGCGGCGGAGGTCTTGATATCCCCGGCTGGCTTAATAGTCTGTTCGGCGGTAAGAAGAATCAGGATCAGGGATTTGCAGGAACCAATAACCCGGCTCCCGCTCAGTATACTACTCCTTCTTATATGAGTGGTGCTAGTGGTGGAAGTGCCGATATCAAAGCCGCCCCTTCCGGTGGTGGATTTGATCAGGGAGTTAGTGGGACGTTTGACCCTAATCCTGCTTCATCTCTTATGCCGTCTGCTTCTACCGCCCAAGCTCCACAGCAGCAGGGTAATCGGATGATTG